ACATATTACTGATCACCAATTCTGGCCTGACGAATGGGTAATGAGTTACAAATGGGAAATGAGGGACAGAAGAGATCTTAAACTTGATCCTGTAAGAAAACGTAACTTTTTAATAGATGCACCGCCTAAAATACATCCAGATACATGCATTGCAGTGTTTCACGGCGAACCAAATCCTGCAGATGCAAATGACAGTTGGGTAAAGGAGAACTGGCGATGAACACAACAACTAACATTTATATTGTACACACATACAATACAGGACACCCGACACAAAATAGATTCCATGGCGTTTACAGCAGCAAAGAACTTGCCGATGCAGCAGGCAAAGACTATTGTGAAACATGGGGTGAAAACTTGCATTATACAGTAGCTATTAAAGCACTTGATGATATCATTAATGGTGTTCAGCATTAAATGTTGACATGCAAATAAAATCGTGTTATAACTACTTGAACAACAAATGAATAGGCACACATAATGATTAAACGTATTGGCTTTGCATGTAAATATATGCACGAAGATCAAACACAGAAGAAAAAAATACTAGAAGAAATTCAGCGACCGCTTACTGAAAAATGTACAACAGTACAGTGGCTAAATAGACAAAGCAAGGATGTTGCAGAAGAGCGGCTTTGGGACATCATGACGCATAATGCAGCCGCAGCTAAAAGGTTGGTAGAGTATGTGGGAAGCCTTCCATCAGAGCTTAGGATGGTACGACTTGGCAGCAATCAGCTTCCTTGTTATACCCAGCGTGACTGGAGTTATTATTGGCAGCGTCCTGACGTTATTGCGTTCTGTGAAAGAGAATATGCAAAAGTCGGTGAAGCGGCAAGAGCCCTTGATGTGCGACTATCGATGCATCCAGGTCAGTTCACAGTACTCGCCAGTGATAACCCAGAAATAGTAGAACGGAGCATAGAAGAATTTGAATATCATGTCAACTTATTACGGTGGATGGGCTACGGTCAGAACTGGCAAGACTTCAAGTGTAACGTCCATATCTCCGGTAGACAAGGTCCAGCCGGTATCAAAGCAGTCCTTCCAAGACTCTCTCCAGAAGCAAGAAACACTATTACTATTGAAAACGACGAAAACAAATGGGGCCTCGAAGCAAGCCTAGAACTTGCAGACGATGTTGCACTTGTTCTCGATATACACCACCATTGGTGTAACACAAGAGGAGAATATATTGAACCCAATGATGATAGAATCAAACGTATTATTGATAGCTGGCGTGGTGTGCGTCCAGCTATGCATTATAGTGTTAGTAGAGAAGATCTTCTTTCCGGTCACTCAACAACACAAAGACCTGACTTTGCGGCGCTTGAAGAACAAGGCTTCAAAAAAGCAAAACTAAGAGCACACAGTGATTACTTGTGGAATGATGCAGTCAACGATTGGGCCTTATCACATTGGGAATGGGCCGACATCATGGTAGAAGCAAAGTGCAAGAACTTGGCTAGTAGTCAGTTGTTGCAAAGACATTTTATAAACAAGGATCTGTTTGCCGGTAAATACAGCATGGAGGATAAAAATGAGCAACTTTATACACGCAATGTATGCACGGACGCAAGCACAAGTCCAATCGCCGCTTAAAAACCCTAATAGAGTATTAGGTGGTCTCAAAGGTGCTGGTGTAAACAGTTTCACTATGCTAGACGAAGATGGTATGGAAAAACAAATACCAACTCAGGCATATGTTTTTGCACTCGAAGAAAAGTTAAGTAGATTAGAACAGCAACTAAAAGAACAAGATAAACGTATTAGGAGATTATCAAATGATCAAAAACTGGATAGAAACACGATTGCAGGAGCGGTCAACCGTTGATGGAGTATTAATGGTAGCAGCTGGTGCAGCTATTATTATTTTTTCACCACTAACTAAACTTATTGCTTATGGTGCTATTGCATACGGAGCATGGACTATTTGGCGCAAAGGTTAAAAGTCGCAGTTATTGGATGTAGTTTTACAAACTATGTTTGGCCCACATATGCAGATGTACTTCAAGCAGACAAGTTTGGTCAAGCTGGTATTGGCAACGAACGCATCTTTTACATATTATGTCACTTATATAAAACACAGCAGTTGCGTCTTTATGATGCAATTATTATTCAGTGGACCGGTCCTTTTAGATTTGATTACTTGAAAAAAGACGGCTGGACACACAATGATGGTAGTATTGCTCATAGTGTAGAAAACAGATATATTTGGAAGAAAATCAAAGAGTGGTACAACGAAGATTTTGAAACTGAAAAAAGTAAAAATTATATTTTAGCAACAAAAGCAATTTGCGATAAGATAGGAATAAAACAATATCACATGTCCATGACTGATTTTGTAGACTATGTAGACTTACCTGAACTAAGTGATAACTTCAAAGGAAGATATCAAATACAAAGTGCCAAATGGTCAAAAACACCATTTGAAGATGGGCATCCTGATATTACTTCTCACATCTCAATAGCGGAAAAGGCCGCAAAATATTTACAAACTAACATTAGTCCTATTATGATAAAAAAGTGTAATAGTTTTCACAAACAAATTTCAAAAGGAATGGTGTTTGAAGATATAGAAAATCATTATAAACTATATTTTCCCAATAGGCATGTTACTGCTTGCTGACATTTTCCATACTTGCTTTGCACTCACTCCACGCTGTTGTGCAAAACGTTTTGCATCGCAGTTTTCGCATACATGGAAATAGTTGTTGCTGAGTCTTTTTGGATCCATATTTCCACGCTCTCTAGCAAACTCTTCATTACAGTTGTCGCAACGTAGTAGTACCATTGTTTTTTTACGATTATACGTGTGTTGTTTACCGAGTTTACTGCGGCGCATGTGCCACGTATCAATTAAATATTCTTTTAGAAACATAAGTATATTTACCACTGATTTACATTAAGATTATAAAATACAACGATAAATATTAGAAAGGAATACTATGAGCATACTAACACTAACTCCGGCAGCAGAAAAACAAATAGATCTTCTAAGTGAAGAAAACAACTGCTATGGCATTACATTAAACATCAAAGGTGGCGGATGCGCTGGTTTTGAATATGAATGGGGTACAATAGCAACTCCAAACGATTTAGCAGCCGATGACGAAGTAGTAAAAACAACAAATGGGTGTGCATTTGTAGTAGGAGCACACAGTTTAATGTTTTTAATAGGAACAGAAGTTGATTATGTAAAAAGTTTAGTTGGTGCTAACTTTGAAATAAACAATCCAAATGCACAAAGTTCATGTGGGTGCGGCGTAAGCGTCAACTTTGACATGGATAATTTAGTACCACAGTTTTAAAGGATAAAGAAATGGCAAGACAAGAAGTTGATATTGGTATCGAGGGTAATGACGGCACAGGCGATAGCATCCGTGAAAGTTTCAAAAAAGTAAATACAAACTTTACTGAACTATATGCTGTATTTGGGCTTGGCGGTGCAATATCATTTAAAAATATCGACGATGTTCCTGATTCGTATTTAGGAAATACTACTGCAATAACAGCAGTTAACAGTACAGAAACAGGTTTAAACTTTTATAAGTTTGTTAGTGATACTGGCAACAATGGTTCGGCAAAAGCAGTTAATACAATCAATAACAGTGTTGTTGTTGAGTTTGATGATGTTGATCCTGCTACACCTAATCAAAGTGGTACAGTTAAGATTATTATTAATGATCCACATATTGAACGTGATCCTGATCCAATATTAAACGCTCCTTTAAACTCTCAAGCAGTGGCAGCATATAGTAATGCTATTAATACAAAACTAAGAAATACCGGAGCAGGTGATGATATCAATACACTTGTTACCAACTGGACAACTACGCATACTGGTTCAGCAGCTATTACCACAGACAATGTCATCATCAGTAAAGGTTATGCAGATGATAACTATGTGAATGTAGCCGGTGATACTATGACCGGTGCTTTAAATGTTCCAGCAAGTGCAACCGGAACACAAGTTCCGCAAGTACAAGAAGTGATCACACGAGCAGGCAGTGAAACCAACAGACGTATGTTGGATACTCTTTACCTATCTGATCATCCAAATCCATTAGAAGGGTTTGGCGCACCAAATGGCAAAGATGATTTACAAGCTGTTACAAAACTTTATGTAGACACACAGGGTTATGCTAGTGCAACAAACATTTATGTTTCAACAGCTGGTGACGATGCACAGAAGTCAACACCTTCTGGACAAGAAGGTAGGTCTCCGCAGTATGCATATAAAACGATTAATGCTGCTATGCTTAAAGCAGAATCAATTATTGAAGCTACTCCATTTGAACCTGGTCCATATGTACAACAAGTAACCTATGACAACGGTGCTGTTAATAGTATTATTGATAGTATTACAGGATATACCAGTCCAGCAACCGCAGTAGCAGCTAGTAACTTAGCTGTGTCTAATACAAACTCTATACAAGAGTTTGTACAAGATTACATTGAAGTCAACTTTGCAGACTTAACATACGATATACAACTTTGTAAACGTGATGTACAACTAATGATTAATTCTGTAAGACTTGATGTTAATGCAGGATTAACAGTAAACTATCTATCACGTTGGGCAGGCCTAAGATATAATGCAAACCCAAGTGCAATTAAAGCACAAGTAGATCAAGGAGAAGCTACACGAGCATCGATTGCGGTGGTTAGAGCACAGTTGGTTAGTGCATTTAATGACGCTAATACAGCAGCACCGGGCACAATCGCAGCAAATGTTATTACAGCCTATACAGATCGCTTTAATGAAATCATTGACATTTTATCAGGAACTGATGTAGCACTTGCAGCCACAGGCGCAGGATATACATTTGCATTTACTAATGGTACAAATCCAGCAGTTGACCAAGGTGGCGAAGGCAATCCTGATCTCATTGAAGGTAAAATCATTGTAGGAAAGTTATCGGGCGCAAAAGGTATTATTACAGATTATACTCGTAGCGCAAGTGTTACTACTGATAGCGTAGTAGTTGACCTAGTTGAACCTATTGAGTTTATTGCAGGTGAAGAACTAGAATACGGTAATCGAACACGCAACAACCAAATTACGGTAAGAATCGAAAGTGGCATTTACTATGAACATTTGCCTATCAAGCTACCTGAAAACGTAAGTATTAAAGGTGACGAGTTTAGACGAGTTGTGCTACGTCCAAAGCCTGGTGTATCACAGAGTAAATGGAATCATACATATTTCTATAGAGATATCATAACTGATAGTCTTATATCAGCATATTCACCAGCTGCAACATTAACAAATGTGTCTGCTGCTGATCCGTCACGTGTACTAGGAACATATCAGATAGGAGTAGATGATTGGGGATCTGATGGTTCTGGTGTAAAAGCTACATTCCAAGTTATTGTTTTATCAGGCGGTGCCTGTACTGTAACTATTACAAGTGGCGGCGACGGATTTATTGTCGGCGAAACAATAACTATTAATGACAGTAAGATTGGTGCTGGCAGCGCAGCAGATTTAACATTTGATATTGCAACCACAGGCGGCGGATATCACTTTACACATCCAGTTAGTGGCAAACAAGGAAAATATGGATATCATTATGTTTCTGATCCTAGTAAACTAGCAGATGTAGGAACTGATGCTACAGCTAATCCTGGAAACTTTAAAGATGCTGCAAGACTAATCGAACTCAACAAAGAATATTTGGTAGAAGAAACTATTGAATACGTTGATGCAACATATCCTAGTTTAGTATACAACGAAACTAAGTGTCGTCGAGACACTGGATTGATTGTTGACGGCATTGTAAAAGATTTGCGTGTAGGCGGAAGAGAAAACACTCTTACAAACCAAGGCGCATATTATACAGGCGCAGTTGCAGGGCAAGAAACTGAAACTGCCGCAGCAATAACAAATTTAAAAGCTATTATAACAAATATTTTAGCTAACGATTCGGGCAATGGATATTCAGGAACAGGCAGTGTTGCTCAAATATTTGATGTAGATTATACAGCAGAAACCGAATCAAACACACAAGCTAATGCATTAGTTGATTGTGTTGCATATTTTAATAATGTAAACTACAACCCTCCATTAAACAACAGTGAAATGGATGTGCTACTATGTAACGATGGTACTATTGTAAGAAACATTACGGTACAAAGACAAGGCGGATTTATGATGGTGCTTGACCCAGAAGGTCAAATACTAACACGTTCTCCTTATTGCCAAACAGGTTCGAGTTTTGCACAGTCTAAAGGCACAAATAGAAACTTTGCAGGCGGATTGTTTGTTGATGGATATGCAGGTAACATGCCTGCAACTATTGATACTGTAAATAATGCATTTAGTATTAGCGTAAGCTCACCAACTGATCAAGGTCTATTTGTAAGAAGACCACCGACACCGTTTCCATTCTTTATTAATGGCGACAGATATCAAGTTAATACAATCTCTGCATATGACAAGGCTGCCGGAACTGCTACATTTATTTTAGATGAAACCAGTAACCCTAGTGATAGTACATCACGAGATATTGATGATATTTCACAAGCAGCAACCGCTGTGATGCGCACAACTATTGCTCATCCGTATTCAGATGCTGATCGTGTTACAATCAGTAATGTTAATGGCATGACTCAAATAAACAGTGCTACATTGTATGTTAAGACAACAATCAATCCAAATGAAGTTGAACTATATACTGATGCAGGCTTAACAGCAGGTTATAATACAAGTGCATTTAGTGCATACACCGGCAGCGGACTTGCTCAAACATTTGTAGTTGGACGTGGATATACTGGAAGTACTGGTGTTGATATATTTGTACAAAGTGGTGGTAACAGAAGTATGTTAGCAAACGACTTTACACAAATCAACGATTTAGGTTTTGGTGCATTATGTGTTAACAACGCACTAGCAGAACTTGTTAGTATGTTTACATATTATTGCCATACTGGTTATCTTGCACTAGACGGATCGCAGATTAGAAGTTTAGGTGGTAACAACAGTTACGGTATCTACGGACTAGTTTCTGCAGGTGCCGATCCTGATGAAGTTGCTACAGATGTTACACTAGGTGCTAATATGGTATTCCCTGGCAAAACATTTAGAGCAGATGGATATTTAGATTTTTCTGCTGCTGTTCCATCAACAGGTAATGTTAGTGCAGGACAAACACTTACACAAGGTTTGATTAATGCTACTATTACTGCTGTTACACAAGCAAGTCCGGCGTTAGTTACTGCAACCGGACACGGACTGACTGATGCAGATTTAGTTACTATAGCTGATGTTGTTGGTATGACTGAACTAAACGGCTTGCAGTTTTATGTAAATGTGCAAGATGTTAATACATTTACATTGTATACTGATGCTGGACTTAGTAGTGCATATGATTCGTCAACCAATACTGCATATAGTAGTGGTGGTACAGCAACAAGAGCAGCAAATGCAACAGGTATCTTAAGTTTTACAGGCGAAGAAGATGGTGGTGGTGATCCTACTAGATTGTATGTGCATACTACAACAGGGACATTCAACACAACAGGAACTATTACTTCGCCTACAAGTACAAATGTTGGCATTCCAGCAACAGTTACAACACTAGATAACGATGCACCAGAAGACTCGTTGTTTATGTATGTATATGATTTAGAAGAATATCCTCATAACGTAAGTGAAGTTGAAATCCTACACAATACTGGATTATATCAACCATACGAAATAACCAATGCTAGTGATGCTAGTTTTACATTAAGTAGTTATGAGATTGATACAAGTAGTGCAGCAGGTCTTACTGGTACATATACTGCGGATACTGCTATTTTTAGAGTTAAGAAAACACGCAGCGACAACTATAGTGTTGATATTACAGGCGGCGGATCAGGCGCAGGCGCAGCAGGCGAAACAATCATTATTCCAGGTACATTACTTGGTGGTGCTACACCTGCTAACGATGCTACTATTACAACAACAGATGTTAACGGTGGAGTAATAGGTGCAGTTAGTGTAACAGGTACTCCTAGATTTGACGACAGTGCTCCTGTACGTGATGGTAAAGTATGGAAGTTGAACTTTGGTACTGGACTTGAAGGAACAGCATCAAATGGTTTACAAGAAGATACTGATCACGATACTAAACTTGTGATACGACATAAACAAAACTTCTTGCTTGATGATTTTGGTACAGAAGAATTGCCAACTCGTCCAAGTACAGCATTTACTTTCACTCAAGATACTACAGATTATGTGTATCGTACTATTCTATTCGGCAATCAAATCACAGACGGAGTAACTACAGCGGCTAACCAGCGTATGGTAACATTTGATAGTAACTTTAGATACACTGATTTAAGTGTTAATCAAAGTATAATAACTGCTACCGAAAGCTTCTTTGATGCAAATAGTACTGTAAATGCAAACTATACTGATATTGTATCAGCAGCTACACCAAGTGCAACTGTTACAATGGGTGCTACTGCTGCAACTACAAGCACAGACGGTAGTAGGTTTATTGTAATAGGTCAACTAGATGCAACTGAAAGAACACGACTAGCAAATGCCGATATGATATTTACATGGGGCGGCAAAACTTATCAAATAGATGCATATGCAGAATATGCATACACAGGCGGTAGTGGCACAGCTCAAGTTGCTGTAGTACAGATTTCTGATGTTGCAAATACAGATATTCATTGGCCAGCACTAAATGCCGGACTTGCTAAAACACTAGTTAACGGCGGCGGCATAACACTAAAAGTAGGATTGTCATCCGGAGAAGCAGCAGAGATTACTGTTAACATCAGTACCAACAGAGCAACAGGACACGATATGCTGGACATTGGTACTGGCGGGTTCAATACTAGTAACTATCCAGAACGTATTTACGGTTCACCGTTTGGATTTAGTCCTGTTTCATCAGGCGATGCTATTGACAGTACTGGTAATGCAAGTGCAGCACAAGTACAAGAACGTAATAAAGGTAGAGTATTTGCTACACTTACTGACCAAGATGGTTTCTTCCGTGTTGGTAGATTCTTTACAGTTGACCAAGGTACTGGCAGTGTTACATTTAATGCTGCTCTTGTGCTTACAAACATTGATGGTATTGGATTTAAACGTGGTGTGCGTGTTAACGAGTTTAGCAACGATGATACGTTTACTGATGCTAAAGGCGATGCAGTACCAACACAAACAGCAACAGAAGGCTATATTGATCAACGTTTAGGCTTTGATAGAGATGGCGCTACAGGCGGTACAGTTATCGGTCCAGGCGTAATGAGTTTAGGTGGTCCAGGGTTTAGTCAAACTATTATGAACAGTGACATGAACTTAGGAAGTAATCGCATTACTAACTTAGGAACACCAACTGCTTCAAGTGATGCTACAACAAAACAATATGTTGATCAAAAAACAGATCAACTAAATGATATTGGCGATGTAACTATTACAGGAACAGGCGCTCCTATCACTAGCAACATTTTAGCATTTGTAGGAACTAATCAACAAAGTGTAAATGTTGAAGTAATTGGCGATATTGGACTTACATATACATCAGGCAATAGTATTACAGCAAATATTAATAGTGGTGTTATTGTTGACAACGATGTTAATGCTAGTGCTGCAATCGCACAAAGTAAACTAGCACTTGATGATGCTACAGCAGCAGCTACATCCGGTGCAGCTACTAAAGGTATTGCAAGTTTTGATAATGCAAACTTTGAAACTACAACTGGATTTGTTGGCATTAAAGCAGGTGGTGTTTCAAACGCCGAACTAGCAAACAGTAGTATTACAGTTGGTTCAACAAGTATTGCACTTGGAGCATCGTCAACAAGTTTAGCAGGATTAACTGGCTTAACATTTACAAGCGGAACTATTACCGGCACTGTTGGCATAAACATCACTGGCAGTATTACACACACTGGTAACATAGTTGGTCCAGCAAACAGTGGCTCCGACAACGGTGTAAGCATTGGTAGTAACACAAACAGATACAACACAGTTTGGGCAACAACATTTAATGGTGAAGCAACTGCTGCACTATATGCTGACCTTGCAGAAAACTATTTAGGCGATGCAGCATATGCGCCAGGAACAGTACTAGTATTTGGCGGTGATGAAGAAGTTACTGCGTGTACTACAAAAGGTGATACTAGAGCAGCTGGTGTTGTAACAACTAATCCAGCACACTTGATGAACAGTGCATTACAAGGCGAACACGTTGTAGGTTTAGCATTGCAAGGTAGAGTACCGTGTAATGTTATTGGTAAAGTAAGCAAAGGCGATATGCTCGTTACAAGTGCAGTTGCCGGTTATGCCATTGTTAACAACACACCAGGTGTTGGCCAAGTTATTGGTAAAGCAGTTGGAACAAAAGAAGACAGCGAACGTGGTGTTGTTGAAGTAGTGGTAGGGAGAGTGTAATGGCACAAAAAACAATAAATGTAGGATCGGCTGCAAATAGTGGAGGGGGAGATCCCCTCCGTAACGCTATGATAAAAATCAATGAAAACTTTACAGAATTATATGCAAATATAGTTGCTCTTGAAGATGGACAAGTTGATACTGATATTAAAGGCAGCGTATTTGCTGATGACAGCACATTACTAGTAGATGGTGTTAACGGAACTATATCAGCTGCAAATTTAACAGGTACTCTACCAGCACTAGATGGTAGTGCATTGACAGGAATTACATCAACTTCGTTAGGTGGACAGGCTGCAAGTTATTATTTAGACTTTGCTAATTTTACTAATACTCCAACAACAATAGCAGGATATGGTATTACTGATGCATTTGATGGAGCATTTGCTTCACTTACAAGTAAACCAACCACACTAGCAGGTTATGGCATTACTGATGCATTAGCATTGGGTACAACTAGTACAACTGCTCTTGCAGGTGATACTACTTTTAGTTTTGCAGATATAACAAGCAAACCAACTACACTAGCAGGTTATGGAATTTCAGATGCACAAGACGCATTAGTTAGTGGAACAAGTATTAAAACTATTAACGGTGAAAGTCTTTTAGGTTCAGGCAACATTGCAATCAGTAGCGGAGGATCCGCATTTACAAATATTGGCATAGGTGCAGATGATTCTACTATTAGAAATATCAGCGAAGGTGAAAGTTTCCTAATACTTGGAGGCACAGGTATAACAACAGCAAGTGATGCAGAAGGCAATATCACTATTACAGGCGTTGCACAGGATTTTACATTTTCAAGTTTAACAGGAACACCAACTACGATAGCAGGATATGGTATTACAGATGCACTTACAGCAGGAGGTGCTTTAACTGGTAGCAGTTTAGAAGCAGAGGCAGTAGGAGCCGGTGTTGCTGATGGTAATGACTTGGCTATCACAGGCGGTGATGCTACAGAAGTAAACAGTACAGGCGGTGATGCTAACATCACAGGTGGTAGTGGAGCACTTACATCAGGTAATGTAAACATTGGAGCAACACAAACAGTATTGGTAACAATTGGTAGTGGCTCTAACAATGTTGATTTTCCAAATGGAACAACAGTAGACTTTACAGGTGCAACAGTTACAGGATTAAGTGTTTCAGGATTACAAAGCAGAGGCAGTGTCACAGGCACAACTGGTAGTTTGGCAGATGCCGCTGAAGCAGACTTAGACATCACAGGATTCAAATCATACGCACTACTAACTATCACAACAGACAGAGCCGCAAGAGTAAGATTGTATGTGACTGCTGCAACAAGAACAGCAGATGCTTCAAGAGCAGAAGGTGTTGATCCTACATCAGACGCAGGACTAATAGCAGAAGTTATCACAACTGGAGCAGAAACAGTAATTATTAGTCCGGGCGCTTACGGATTCAACTTAGAAAGTTCACCAACAACAACTATACCTTGTAGGGTTACAAACAAAAGCGGTGGCACAAGCACAGTGCAGGTATCTCTAAACTTAGTACAACTGGAGGCGTAACATGGAGTTATTCCAAGTAACACTAAAACGTGGTGTAGACATTAACGCATTCTACGAGGATATGGAAACACCAGGTGGTGCTATAACTATCCCAGATAGAAAAGTAGAGTGTAACGATAGACGACCAACTTCAAGAACCACAGGCTATATGCTGACCTTGGAAGAAGCACAAGAAGTAAGTTATGACGACAGAGTAGAAGTAGTTGTTCCACAGAGTGTGTTGGACAGACAGACCGAAGTCGAATACGCTACATACACAGGTAGATTTACCAAAAGCAATAGTCCAACTGGATCAACTTTTACAAAAGCTAACGGTAGTACCGGAGTCACATTTACCAACAATGATCACTTCAACTGGGGAATACTAAGACACATTGAAAGCACCAACAGATCAGGTTGGGGCGGCGATGCTGGGAGTTCATCTGATAGGCGTGTTGATGACACTGTGACATATACAGCAAGTGGCAAGAATGTAGATATCATCATTGTAGAGAACTACACTTGTAGTGATCACGCAGAATATTCAAGCAGATTAGTAGATTATAATTGGGGACAACACTACAACACAATAACAG